TACAAATACATCATCAAATATCTTGAGGATTTGGTGAAAGAATACGACCTCAAACCGCAGTTGATTTGTTATGACCCGCACAACGCATCGGCGTTCCTATCAGACCTTGAGGCATTGGGATTCGATTCAATCTCTGTCACACAGACAGCGAAAGAGTTGAACGATGCGACGGTTGATTTCAGACTTGAGATTTTGGCGGGCAATGTGGAAATCGAGGGAATGGAGGTCGGAAAAGAGGGAAACAAGATTGTTGTTCCTGTCGACAGTTTGCTTGTGTGGTCTATTGCAAATGCAAAGACCATCTCAAACAACTACGGCGAAATAAAAATTGACAAAGACATCACGACAGAGAGAATCGACCCGATTGACGCTATCATCGACGCATGGAAACACGCAATGAAAGAGGAGTACCGTCCGGATGTGAATGAGACTGTCAATGAATGGCTTGAGCAATTTGAAAAATACATGAAGAAAGGCGGTGAGAAATAAATGAATCCGTTTCAGAGATTAGGAGTGAAAATTTCAAATTGGTGGAGAGGTGAACCACAGGACAGCGGAGGCGTTGTGACACTGAACTCACCGTCGTTCCTTGAGCGGATAGGACTGAAAAGAAAAGGGAAACCGACATCAGAGGTCACATATTTCACATGTCTCAAGATGCTGTCGGAGACCCTTGCGAAAATGCCTATCAAATATTATCAGAAAACGGACAAGGGAATCATTGAGGCAGAGGCGACGGACACATCAAAGCTGCTCTCAAAAAGACCGAATCCGTTTATGACACCAACGACATTTTGGAACACGGTTGAAATCAACCGCAACCATTACGGAAACGCCTATGTGTACATAAGAAAGAAGTTTGACCGCAAGAAATACGGCGGTGAAATCAAAATCGTTGATTTGTGGGTTATGCAGTCAAATTGTGTGCAGATAGTCGTTGACGATGCGGGAATATTCGCAGGAGTTGGGCGTTTGTGGTATGTCTACACAGACCCGACATCCGGTCGTCAATATGTGTTCAGTACAGACGAGGTCATGCACTTCAAAACATCATTCAGTTTTGACGGAATCACAGGACTACCAGTGCAGCAGATATTGAGAGACACGGTTGCGGGTGCATCCGAATCACAGGCGTTCATGAGCAGTTAGACCCTGCGATTGCAGAATCCTCAATCGTCATCACAAATCAGAGCGGTTTCAACTACCTCGACAAGTTAAAGGACAAGGATGGAAACTATATTTTGCAGAAAGACCCGACACAGCAGACAAAGGGAAAAATGCTTTTCGGGGAATACAGAATCGTGAAACTGTCAAAGAAAACGCTCAAGTCTACACCGATTATGAACAGCGATGGTCATACAATCGACGGGTACAAGCACCCTGTTTTCTGCGGTGACTTGAAAGAGGCTATCACACTTTTTGACAGAAATGTTCTGACAATCGACCTCAATGACAAAGGTGCGGGGTTATGGGATGTGACCTTGTGGGATTTGGGAGAAGTCGACGAGAACTTTTCGGATGATGATGCGGAGGGAGTGACGCTGTCATTGCAGGTCACTATTTTTTCGGAGAGTGACGAGGTTGAACTTGCGAGGGAAATCAAGAAACTCATGAAAGAAAAAGGCTTTTCGTTTGAGGGCAGGAACGGAGACGATTCCAAACCGGAGGACGGAATCTATATGAAAGCACAAAGATTTTCAAAATTTTATGAAATGGAGGAATAGACATGACTGAAACAGTAACACCATTAAGCGAAACAGTATCGCAGATTGTTAGAAGTAGAACATGCGGTTGTAGGGATTTCTACATCGCAAAAATCACACAGAATGATGCAACAGGATATGTTGCGGGAACTCCGGTGAAACTGGCAAGAGCAATCAAAGCGAAAGTTGATGAAAAATGGACTTCTGAAAAGATTTACTCCGATGACGGAACGGAGGAGGTCATCAACTCATACGAGGGAACAGAGGTCGAACTTGAGGTCAATGCACTTGCACCACAGGACAGACAGATTTTATTCGGGCAGTTATACGAGAACGGTTTCCTCATTAAGACAGCCGACGACAAAGCACCGGAGGTCGCTGTCGGATGGCGTGAGAGAAAACTGAACGGAAAGTATGATTTCAAATGGTTATACGCCGGAAAGTTTGCAGAGGAACGGAGGGGGAACGCCTCCGCTATTCCCGCCGTTAGGCGGTGTGGTCGTTTTTAGAAAAATGAATATAGGGATATAGGGTGCGGTGTCGGGCGGTGTTCCTGCTCCCTGCGGTCGCCCTTGTCGGCGGTAACTGTAACAATGGCGATTATTGCGGTGCGGATTACTTGAATTTGAACAATTCTGCGGGCAATGCGAACTGGAACATCGGTGCGTCCAATTTCTTCTCATATCGGAGCGTTTAATCAAATGCAGCCTATATCCCACGCCACAAGGCGAAAATCATTCCGGATATAGGGTCGGTTGAGTAAACATCCGCACAAAAACCGATAGGAGATAAGAAAATACTATATGAGAAGTTACAACAACCTATATGAACCAATGTTGCAAGACGACTACATAAAACAGCGTTTTATAAATGCATCCAAAAAGAAAAAGAACAGGAATGATGTGCGGGAGGTATTAGAGAATCTCGATGAACACACAGAACTCTTGAAAAAGATGTTGACAGAGGAGTTGTTCATTCCGGACTATCACAAACCGAGCATCATCAACGAGAGCAGCAGCAAGAAAACACGCCGTATATTGAAACCGCATTACAAATATGAGCAGGTTATTCATCATTGTGCAATAGGTCAGTTCAAACCGATTGTGATGAATGGATTGTATGAATTTTCCTGCGGGAGCATACCGGACAGGGGTGTTCATTACGGAAAAAAGTACATGCGGAAATGGCTTGATTCATACGACGGGAAAAAGTTCTTTGTTCTCAAGATGGATGTACACCATTTCTTTGAATCCATAAACCGGAGAATCCTCAAGAGAAAACTCAAAGCAGTAATTCGGGATAAACGGTTTTATAGATTACTCTGCATACTGATTGAACATGACAAAATAGCACTCGTTGCAAAGATTTTGACGGATGCAGGTGTTGAGATTGATGCAGAACAGACAAAAACGCTTGTCGGGTGCATAGCATTTGACGACATCTCCGGAGCGTTGGAGGTCTTGAGGGAAATCGGCATCGCCGGAGCGATGTTCGAGGAACTGAAAATAATTATTGAGGAGATGCGAAAAGGCGTTCCGTTGGGATATTTTACATCACAATGGTTCGGCAATTTTTACTTGAAAGCACTTGACCACTACATCAAGGAGGAACTCCATGCAGAACATTACATGCGATACATGGATGACATGGTGATACTGGGTAAGAGCAAAAAGAAACTGCATAAGATGCACAGGGCAATCGAGACATATCTGAACGACAACCTTGACCTTGAGATAAAAGGCGACTGGCAGGTGTTTAGATTTGAATATCCGGTGATGAAAGACGGGAAACCAGTGCTTGACGAGAACAGAAAGCAGGTCACAAAGGGGCGTATGCTTGATTTTATGGGATTTCAATTTCACCATGACCGGACAACCATCCGGAAATCAAACATCGAGGCTGCGAGACGCAAGGCAAACCATATTTCAAAGCAGGATAAAATCTCATGGTATAACGCATCGGTGATGTTGTCGTATATGGGATTGTTCAAACACACGGACACATACAACTATTACATTGAATACATCAAACCGAAAATCAATGTCAAGAAACTCAAGAGGATAGTTTCAAAGCATAGCAGAAAGGAGAATGAGCAACATGACAGACTGGAAAAAGGTGACAGGAACACAACCGGAACGTCCGGAGGAAATCGACAGGACATCGTCTCCGTCAACGGTCTATCTGCGTAAGAACATCGAGCAGGTGGAGAAAGAGGTTGAGGGAGCAGACGGAAAGATGCAGACCGTGACCGAATGGCAGTACGACGAAAAGGAAATGACGGTTGAGGAATATGAGAACATGGCTCTCATGAAATCCGTCGTTGAGGAGAATACATCCGGAATCGTCGAATCAGTAACACAGTTTCAGAAAGATGCGGTCATCGACGAATACACCGCACAGTTAATCGAGGAGGGGTTGATTTAGTATGAAAATGCTTGTTGAAAGTCTCAAAAGAATGTACAAAAAAGGCACTCTCACAAAGGAACAGATTTCCGAGCGTGTCGCAAAGGGCAGTATTTCAGCGGATGAATATGAATATATCACAGGAGAAAAATTCTCCGGCGGTGATACAGAATGAGTCCGCTTGAAATAATATCACGATTGTGCGATGTGACGGAGAACCTATCCGCAATCGTGAAAAAGCAGCAAACAATCATTGAACAGTCGAAAATCGAGGAGACGGTCAAGGCAGAACTCCGGCAGGAGGTAGAGGAGACAGACAGG